GCGCCGAGGCGTGCGCCTCTGACGCGCCCCCCGCCGAGGCCGCGGCGTTGAACTCCTTGCGCTCGGTGACCTGCCCGTACACGCTGGGCTCGTAGGGCCAGGAGGCTGCCGTGGCGACGCCCGTCCACTTCACGGCCGGCTTCTTGTCGTCCGACTGCTGCGGACTGCCGACGACGACCCACCGGTTCGGGCGGCGCTCCACGCTCTTGCGGGGCGCCTCGATGAGCATGTCCCTGCCCGTGTACCGGGCCACCGGCTCCGAGCCGGAGGACTGCGCCCACAGGTGCAGGCAGCCGTCCGCCTTCACCGCCCAGTTGATCCCCCTCGGGCGACACAGGTCCCGGATCGCCTCAGTCCTGGAATGCCCCCACTGCGTGGACACGGGCACCAGCGGATTCGGGGTACCCGGATCCAGCACCACCGGGAGCGACCCAGCCAGACGCTGAGCCTCAGACAGCACAGTCGCCCCACTAGGCGGAGACGACGGCCACGCCATCGGGTCCTGCTCCAGCACCTGCAGCAGGTCCAGCGCCTCCACCTTCACCTTCCCGGAGGACTCCTCCTCCCAGGACTGGTGCTGCCACCACCCCAGGTCGACCTCATCTCGGCCGTCCCGGGTCTCGAGGACGGCGACGACATGGCTGCGCTGCCCGAAGTTGCTGAGCGGGCTGGCTGGCGACTCGGGCACCAGTGACGCCGGGCAGGTGTAGGTGAGCTTCCCCGGCACCACGCGGTCACTGGACCAGTCGATCTGAACGTCCTCACACGGGATATCCAGGGCGACCACAGTGCGCCCCAGGTGCACGTCGATCCTGGCTCCGACGGCGACGGGCCCGGCCAGGGCCTTAGCGCTAGGCCCCGGTCTCATGGCATCCCCTGCACGCGCCGAGCCACCTCGAGCGCCGACCAGGACTGCCATCCCGGAGTGTCCGGGTGTGCCTCCCCGTAGTCCTCCCACTCACCCCACGTGGTCACCGGGACAGCCCCCAGGGGGGCGTCCTCCGACCGGGGCTCATATGCTGTCCACTTCACCGTCAGCTCGATCAGGTCATCGTGGAGGCGCTTCCGGGAGACGCCGGTGACGATGACCGTTCTCGGCGGCACCCCCGCCGTCGGCGCGGACGGGATCAGCATGATCGGGGCGTGCGACTGGAGGACCCACCAGACGTATGCCTCGGCGGTGGGGTCGCAGGCGATGACGCCGGTCCCCGTCTCGGGCTCGTCCCGGAGCGCCCACCGGGTGACCCCGGCGACACGCTCCACCTTCGCTGACCACTCCACGGGGTCCTCGTTGCTGACGTAGATGAGGCCGGGTGCGGAGCGCCCGTCCCGGCCGGCCACGTAGACGCCGAACCAGTCCCCCGCGCGGCGGGTGAGGGTCACCTCGTCCTCGCCCGCCCTGTAGGTGGTCTCGACGCCGGGCGCGGCTAGGGCATCAGCCACGAGGTGCTGCCCCTCCCCTAGGCGGGCCAGGACACGGTCACCAGCGGTCACCGTGGCCGGCCCGTCCACGAGGAGGGACGGGAGGCCGGACGTCGTGCCGATCCATCCCTTGAGTGCCATCCTGGCTCCTCTCAGTCGTTGCGTGACGCCTCGACGGCGACTCGCTCAGCCTCGACGCGCATCCGGCCGATGAGTTCGCCGTCGACGTCGCGCACCTCGAGCACGCTCGGCGTGTTCCCGCCCTTGCCGAGGAGGTCGTCGATCTTCGACCACTGGCCGCCCGTGAACACGGGCTCCGGGCGCCCGGTGGCGTTGAGGACCGTCGTCAGGCCCGGCTGCAGCAGGCCCCCGGAGTCGAACTTGTAGAGGCCGGTCGACGGGCTGCCGTAGATCGGGGTCTCGCGGACCGGGATCCCGAACGTGGGGGCCTCGACCATCCGGCCACCACCGGAGGCGATGGCGATGTGGTGGGCGGGATAGCCCCAGAACAACAAGGTTCCGGGGGTGTTGTAGGACCCACCGGGCGTGGATCCGGCCTGATACCCGGCCGCTGTCAGGCGCGGAATCTGGGAGCCCATCTGGTGGGCGGCCCAGTAGACGAGACCCGAGCAGTCGACGCCGGGCGGGATGCTCGAACCGCCCCAAACGTAGGTCGCACCGATGGCCATCCTGGCCGCGTTCACGATGTCCGAGGCGGCCATGGTTGCCGTCTTGCCCTTGAGCCACTCCCCGAAGCCGTCAACCCATCGGCCAGGCAAGGCCCCAGCCATGTCGTGGAAGAACGCCGTCCCGGGCAGGCCGGCCATGACCGCCTTCATCGGGAGGCGGATCAGGTTCTCCACCGCGCCGAGCGGGTCGCTGATGATCGAGGAGACCGCGTCCGCCGCGCTGGAGATCCAGTCGGTGGCCGTGTTCCACCCCGACTTCGCGGCTCCCTTGATCTTGTCCCAGATGCCGCCGTCGGCGAAGGCCGCGAAGCGCGCCCCCTGGTCTCCGCCGGGGATGTGCGCCCCACTGCTCCCGCGAGCTGCGGCGTTCATCCGGTGGACGGCCGCGGGGCCGCCGACGGCCTTCACCCACTCGGGCCGCATGATCGCCTCACCGCCGGACAGGGCCAGCGCACCGCCGCCGTCGGGCGAGAAGAAATGGTAGATGTCCTTCCCCGGCGAATATCCGGGCAGCACACCACCACTGGCGTATCCGGGAATGCCGGACACTGACGGGAGTCTCATGGAGAGGCCCAGTTTCTCGGCAATGGAGTCCGCGGTCTTCTTGATGCCGTCTCGGTAGACGGTGTTGATGATGAAGTTGATCGGCTTGGCGGCGACCGACTTAACCCCGTCCCATACGGTCTGAATACCGGACTTCATGTTCTCGAAGGCCTTTTTGATATTCGTGGTGACCGTATCGAAGATCGGTTTGACCGTGTTCTGGAACCAAGACACGACCGTGTTGATGACGCTCTTGATGCCGTCCCAGATGGTCTTCAACCCGCCCCACAGGAGGTCAGCACCGGACTTGATACCGTTCCACACCGTGGAGATGACGGGCTGCACGTAAGTCTGGAACCATGAGACGACCGTGAGCACGCTCGCCTTGATGCCGTTCCAAATGGTGACGATCCCATTCCACAGGAATTGTGCGCCCACCTGAATACCGGTCCACACTGCGGAAATAACCGGCATGACATAGGCGGTGAAGAAATCCGCCACCACCTGCACCGCGGCCTTGATCCCATTCCAGATCGTGACGATCCCATTCCACAGGAACTGGGCCCCAATCTTGATGCCATCCCACACCGCGGCCAAGGTGGGCGCCACGTAGGCGTTGAACCAGTCCACGGCCACGCCGACGGCAGCCTTGATGCCGTCCCACACCCAGACGATGCCCGCCCACAGGTACTGCGCCCCAGTCTTGATACCCTCCCAGGCTGCAGCGAGGACAGGCCCAACGTAGGTGACCACCCAGTCCACGACCGTTGAGATCGCAGCCCACCACATCTGGAAGTACAAGACGACGGCGGTAGCCAGGACCCACACGGCAACCTTGATGCCGGTCCACACCCCAGAAAGGACCGGGCCGACGTAAGTGGAGATCCAGTCCACGACCGTCGAGATCGCCGTCATGATCCCGCCCCAGACAGCGCTCACCGCGCCGCTCAGGACCGACCACACGCCACTCAGGACACTCACGGCACCCGAGATCAGCGGCACCACATAGGAGGTGAAGAACCCGCTGACAGCGCCCCACACCGTGTTCCAAGTCGAGCTGAGCGCGTTCAGGGTCGCGTCCCAGTAAGGGGCGATCCAGTCCAGGAACTTCTTGAACTCGGCGGTGATCGCCGCCCACGCCCGCTTGCCCGTCTCCGTCTGCGTGAAGAACCAGGCTAAGCCCGCCACGAGGGCGGCAATAGCGGTGACGATCAGGAAGATCGGGTTAGCGTTCATGACCACGTTGAAGGCCGCCTGAGCACCCTTCGCGGCATTCACGGCACCCTCCATGGCCTTGAGGTTGGTCACCCATTTCAGGATGCTGCCAGCCTCCTTGATTGCCCCCATCGTCTGCGTCGCCTTGTGGAGGCCGTAGAACGCGGTGGCGGCGGTGCCGACGGTGACGGCCAGGGTGGAGAGCATCCCCTTGTGCTCGATGCCCCAGGACGTCGCGGTCAGGATGGCGTTGCCGACCTTGACGATGGCGTCACGGAGCCCCTCGAGGAACCCGGCCAGCGGGGAATTCGGGTCGAGCCCGAACAGCGGCTTGTCCGTCTCCCCGGTGAAGATGATCTCCACGAGGCCCTGCACCGACGGGATCAGCGTGTCATTGATCCACGTGCCCGCCTCGATAGCGGCGTCACGGACGTTGAAGAGGAAGTCCACCAGGGCGGAGTCCTCTTCGAGGCCGAAGAGCGAATCGGGGCCCTGATAGTCGCCGGAGAACAGGATGCTGGCGACACCCTGGATCCCGGGGATCAGGGTCCCGGTGATCCAGTCCCCGGCCGCGCGTGCGGACTCCCCGATCTTGAAGAGGAAGTCAACGATCCTGCTGTCCTCTTCGAGGCCGAAGAGTTTATCGGATCCGTCGAACTGACCCTTGGAGAGGATGTCCCAGACACCCTGAATACCGGGGATGAGTTTATCCTGCACCCAACCAAATGCATTCTCGGCCCCGGTGGCGACATTCCCCATGAAGTCCGTCAGGGCGGGCTTGATCTGGTCGACAATACCCATTGCGCCGGACACGAGGGTGGCCTCGAGGTTGCCCCAGGCGCCCTCAATCGTCTGGGTTGACGTCGCTGCCTCCTTGGCGACATCCGTCATACCCAAATCCATCACCGCGGCATTGAATTCCTCGGCGGTGATCTCGCCCTTCTCCATCGCCTCACGGAAATTGCCAGTGTAAGCACCGGCCTCAAGGAGGGCCTGCTGGAGTTTCCCGGACGCGCCAGGAACAGCGTCAGCGAGCTGGTTGAAATTCTCGGTTGTGAGTTTCCCCTGACCGGCGGTCTGGGTAAGCACCATGCCAACCGACTTAAATGTTTCCGCATTTCCACCGGCGACCGCATTCAGGTTACCGGCAGCCTCGGCCAACTTGTCGTAGCCCTGGACATTGTTGGACGCCAACTGGGCGGTGATCGACTGAATATCCGACAGGCCGTAGACGGTCTTGTCGGCGTATTCCTTCGTCGACTTGGTGAGCCGGTCGACGTCGGCCGCTGACTTGCCAGCGAAGTTCAGCGTGTTCTTGAATTTGTTGGTGGCGTCGGAGGCGGTGATCGCCTGGGTGGCGATGTCGGCGAAGCCCGTCGCGAGCCCGACGGCGGACGTGACGGCGAGCGCCCCGGCGGCGATCTTCCCGACCTTGCGGAACGCCCCGCCCAGGCCGGAGACGATGCTGCGCTCAGCCGGCCGAGTGTCAACGTCCCCAAGGGCCTCCTTGAGCTGCTGGGAGATCGCCTTGGTAGAGAGGGCCACCTGGATCCAGGCTGTGCCGATGGTGTGTCCCGTGGGCTTGCTGCCAGCCATTCAGGCCCTCCTCTATATGCTGGGAGGCCCCACAGCGGCGTGCTGTGGGGCCTCCCCTCTTGTGGTTATGTGCTGGCTTGGGCGGCCAGTTCTGGGTGCCTGGCGAGCCAGCGGCGGGCCCTGGGGTCCCGCCGCTCCCGCGCCTCCCCCGCCCTCTCCCGCCCGCCCG